GTCTTAGGGAGGCGGAGGTCGCGAGTTCGAATCCCGCCACTCCGATTGTAAAGTCCTTGATTTTCAAGGACTTTATTTTTTTGTGTTGCATTTCATGTTGCATAACTCATTTTCTATCACATATTCTATTCCTAAAATAAATGGCAAGTTAAATGCACCGTTCAGAACTGCAACAAAATCTTATATTATCACACCATCTGCTGCAAAAAGTGTAATAAATTTAAGTTACGACTTATCAGATATAATATTAGATGGATATAGTGCAAGTGATATAATTATAACATCTGTAAATTACACAGGTAGTCATTTATATCAACAAGTAACCGTTACAGATGCGAATGGCAAACTATCCGGTACGGCCAGGATCATGGCAGAAACTACGGCAGAATTTAGCCTTAGATTTACTGTTCTCTTGTACAAAAAGTCTGCATTTATTAATATATAGTTGCTTATCTATAGTGCACAGCCCATTCCGTGGTAGATGTAACAGAGTTTGCATTTAAAAAAGCGTTGTTGAGTGTAACTTTTGAACTTGTGCATTTAAAGTCTGCCATCGCTCCATTGGAACCATTTTGAAAGTATCCACCACGGTATGATTGCTCTGTGGAGCCAAGAAAAGCAACAGGAATCGGAATATTAACAATGATGTTGTATCCCAGATTGGCTTTGATAATTACCTCTGATGCATCTGTCGGTATCGTTACAGATACGGCACCAGTAACTGAGGTATTACCGATACGTTTCCAAGTTAACTTGCCAGTTAATATAAAAAGAGTGGCGAACACCTCTTCTTGTTCGCCACTCTTTTCTCATGATAAACCATGAGAAGGATTCAATGGGTAATTTTAGAATATCATACCTTCTGCTGACCCGTCAATTATAGAATGCTGCCTGCAGGCTGTTATATCCTGCCTTGCCATCTGCTGTGAGATTAAGCTTTTTCTGCAATTTGATTGTCTCCGTTCTGGCAGTCTTTCCGTATCGGCCATCGGTGTCCTGATTACTGCCAAGAATCTCGTTACAACGTGTCTGCCACCATCTGACCACCTCACCATTAGAACCTACCTTATATGTAAGCCCTACGCGCTTTGCCTGCAAGCAGATCTGCTTGCGGACATACTGTGTGTTCTTTCCGTCCTTGCCATCCTCTGTGAGCTTACGACCGTATGCATCCCGGTATCCGTCTGCGTTGGCTGCCTTCTGGAAGTTCTGAATATTAATATTGCAACTTTCATCGCGCTTCGCCGGTACTGATACCATTTCGAAGTCAGTGTAAAAAATATTGATATCACACTTACCACTGATTCCAGGGACAACTCCGGATGATGTATACTGCCAAATATCCGCAAGGTCAATCTCCACCGTTGACAAGCTGGATGTATAACGTGCGTACCATACGTATACCTTTCCCAGTGTTTTTACGATCCGGTTCATGTCAAAATATTTATTAAGGTAATCTTTGTTGGTATAGATTACCGGGAGATAACCGGCTGCTTTGACCTTTTGCAAAAATGCAATTGCCATATCCGTAGCCAGCTGTTTGGTGACATTCACGCCTCTCTTACGCGCATAATTTACAGAGTCGTACTCAAAATCAAATGCAATAGGGCATTTGCTCCAGTACTTTTTAGCCTGAGTGATACAAAACTCTGCTTCTGCCACTGCCATTGCTACCGTGTAAGCATACGAAAACCAGTAGAGAAGCACCTGCACTGCCAAATTGAAGCAGGCCAGTGCATTACTCACATACTTCTCATCGATGTTATTTTTACCGTATCCAGCACGGATGCCGATGCGCTTGTAGCCGGCATCACGCACTTTTTTGATATTAACGATGCCGTTGTGTTTTGAGATATCCGGTCCTTTTGATAATGCCTGTTTCATGTTACTCCTCCTTCTTTCCGTCAAAGTCCAGCAGATTCCTCAGCAGCTCGTACATGCCTGTGGCGGCCAGTCCCGAGATCATTCCACCCAGCACAACCTCTGCATTGATACCCGCCTGCAGGTGAATGATAATCGCAATGATGGTTCCCATGCTCAATGATGCCAACGGAATAAACTTGTTCGGAAACTTGTCAAATGCTTCCTTAAGCACATAACCCGTCAACAGACAGATACCCAAAATAATAGGGTCTACGAGTTGCAATAAAAATGATAAATCCATAATGTTATCCTCTCTTTCTTAAAATGCCTGAACGGCTGCCCACATCAAACCAGCTACCAAAAATCCAGCAACGGCTCCGAGAATAGTGTTAAATATGGTCTTTTTGGCGCTGCTCCACTCTTTTCCCGGCGCACTTTCCATATCATCTACACGGCTGTCTATACGATCTACTTTTTGATTCATGCTCCCAACAGCCTCATTTGTATGCTTCACTTCTTCTACAAGTTTCACCATTGTATTTGACATTGTATGTATTTCATCCACTATAGGCTCCAGCTTGTCCAGTCTATGCGTGTTTGATCGTGCCCTCTGTTCTACTTCTGTCAATCTGTGTTCCACATCAAGTTCATTCATTTCTCACCGCCTCCTGGATTTCTGTTGCTGTTTTTTCTTATTTATATTGTAATATACAATCCGACATTTTTTGTACCATTCTTCTAGCCTTCCTACTTCTGTAAATGGCAATTTAGGTGCCATCGGGAAAAAATTATGGACTGGCTCTTTTACCAGTGGCACCATAACTGTCTCTGGATTATCTAAGTATGTTGTTTTTGTTGTAAGAGTTGGTGGAGTAGTCTGCATTGGCAATATTAACTACGGAGCTGGTGGATATGTTACGTATGGCGGTCATGCTATCAGTACGAATGGATATCGTTTTACCGCTGATGTATCTAAGGAGACATTAACCATTGATTCAGTAAATACGGGTGGCTCAGACGGATCCAAAAACGTAGAGGTGACCGCTATATATGGTCTGCTTTGATGTGTTTTTATCTACATAAAATTGACATACCGCCATTACATATGATAGCTATAGCTCCGTTTATACATCTAAATCTCGCTACATTATCTCCAAATTCTCTGGGATCATCAATGATTTGATTGCGTGGGATGATAAATGGATGATATACATTGTTATCATCCTGGATAACTACATAAATCTCATTGTAATCATCCATGTTAAACCATTTATAGCCATCTCTTAATGTTACACCAGTGCAGATAACTGTCCATATTAACTTGCCAGTTAACTCAGTAAAACCTGCATCAATTCTGTTCTCCAGATCATTCATGTTGGCCGCAGAGAATGCATCACCCTCCTGGGATACATTTCCCTCATTTCTGGCTACTGTCACAATCTCCTGAGATCCATTTGTTTTTGTCAGTGTCCTGCGTGTAGGGTACTCTGTTTTACGATCTTTCCATACTTTCTTAGCCCATGCTGTTATACTTGCCATAATTTTATCCTCCTTATAAAAGCAATCCTATTGTGTCACCGGCATAGATTTCCCCTCCGGCATAGTAAACATAATTTGTATTAAATACCTCATATACATCATGCAGGATCCGCTCGATATCGTTGAGCTTCTGGTAGCTGTTAATCGGCTGCGCCGGTATCTCCGGTGTCTCCACATACTTATATCCAGCAGATCTAAGTGTCTCCACGTTCGCCAGCATTGTAGCAAAATATGCGGTATTGGGATACCGCGGTAGATCATCTTTCCGCGTGGTGAGTTCAATCCGCAGGAGCTGTGCAATGACATAGCAGTCGTTCTCAATCCGTTTCAGATCTGATAAGTTCAATGCACCCTTCATTCCGCTCAGCCATTCTGCCTTTTCCTCTACTGAGAGATTGTTCCATCCCTTCTGCTTCAGTTCCAGCACACGGTCTACATCTGCCTGGGTCCTGTCATATACAAAAACAGGTAATATATATTCTACTGTGTTCTCATATGTGCTTTTATTGCCAGCCTCATCGTACATCTCCAGATAGATGTGGTAGAGATTGTTCTCTGCCACATCCACTGTAGCTCTCCATTTCACGGGATCTGCCTCGTCCTGGATAAATACCGTATCAACACCATTTACCACTCCTGCGACATAAACAATGTCAGTCGGCAGTTCCAGGCTTATTGTTCCGGATCCCATTAGCTTACCTCAACGGTAATTGCCACGCTGGAGCTTACATTTGCAGGATTAGGTGTAAGCGTAATACTGGACAGTTTAGGCACTGTGGTATCCAGCTTTACTTTGATCGTTACGCTACTGGTCTTTCCCGCGCCGTCTTTTGCAGTGACTACAATCGTATTCTGTCCTTCTGCCAGCGTGATTGCCTTGGAAAATGATCCATCAGATCCTACAGTTACACTGCCTACACTGGCACCATTTAATGTAATCGTCACCGTTACCGGACTGGATGTGGCATCGTTGGTCTTGCCGGATACTGTAGCAGCAGATTTATTAGTGATGGATCCGGTCGTCGGTGAGGATACTGTCAGGGTAGGAGGCACCGTATCCACGGTAAAGGATGCCGTCACTGCCGTAGCAGCATTGCCATCATTATCCGATGCGTTAATGGTTATGCTATGTTTGCCGTCTGTAATGGTTGCCTGGGGTGTAAAAGTAAACTGGTATCCATTTGTAATACCGGTGTATTTCATTCCTGCACTTGTCGCAGTATATGTGGTGTTATCCAGCTTAAATTTGACCGTTGACAGGTTAACTCCGCTTCCTGCCGCCTCATCTGTAACCTTAAATACAATGGCCTGCTTATTATTTGTCACATACGCACCATTAGACGGGGATACCAGTGCTATAGCCGGCTTCATCGTCTCTTTGACTACCAGGCGCAGAGCCGCTCCCAGCGTTGCATCCGTAGCATCTTTTGTGACTACGGTGCCGGCATCATTTGTCACCTCGATTGTCACCGGATAATACTTATCCGGCTGCGTATACGATGTGGTAGACGGTGCAGTAATAGTTCCAGTCCATTTCCCGTTGTTCAGAGTAAGGTGTGTCCATACTCCATTGATTTTTACTCGTACCTTTGATATTGCCATTAGATCACTCCTATCTCCTGACCTGCCATCAGGTCATAATTACTCTGTCGGGCATATTGCACATCCATCGCCGGGATATCCTCTGCCACTACTGTTACTGTTATCTTAGTCTTCGTAGTGACTGTCTGACTGGACAGTCCTGCTCCATAAATTGCCGGCTTCGTATCCATCAGATCAGCCCCCTCTCGCCTGCATAAATTTCTCCTGTGTATGCCGGATCCGTCACCACAGTGCTATATCCTCGACACTTGGCTACCGCTATGTATCCTCCAGTGAGATCAACATTCTGGCTCTCAATCAGTGTCGTGGATGTGCTGCCATTCATAGATTCAATATTTACCCAATTTCCTACCTGTTCTTGTTGTTCCAGGTACTTCATGTCCACCTTTTTCCTTAGTGCATAATAGCTCAATAAGCTATCTGCTATGGTAGGCAGTTTCTCCGCATTATGCAGCGTACAGTCCGTAAATTTCTTCAGACTTTCCGTTTCCCCGGCTTCCAACAGTGGTACATTTTTCTGATAGGTAAACGCTGTATTTGCATATTTCCGTCCGGAGATCACGCACTCACCTGCTGCCTCCATATGGATTATCAGATAATTTGTCTTTACCATCCGGATGGTTCCTGCTGTGGCTGTAATGCTCTCCGGCTGGTACGGCGCCGAGAAGGTGATCCTAGTATCTCCTGCCTGCAGGCTGCCCTTATAAATGTCCGTGGTTTTATCTTCAATTGCATAGCTTTTGCACTCGATAGATACTCCTGAGACATATTTGTCCAGTGATACCTTGGTATGCCCGTTTAGTTTGCGGTTGGTTCCAACCGTGGATGACACATATCGGTCTGGTTTATATACCTTAATGGTATCGCTCCGGCTGTCATCCGCCACAGCTCCGCAGGCAAAGCATATTCTCTGCAATGCCTTCCGGCACGTCTGTATCCCTAAATAACCAGTCAGTTGTATCTCTGCCACATCATCGTCTATGCTATACTTCGTAATCCCTGCTGCCGCAAATACTGCCTGCAGGATGTTTCCCGCCAGCTCATTTATGTATATCCGTCCATCATAAAAGGTGTATTTATCCATCAGCCCTACACCGTCGATGAGTTTAAATGTTGCCACATTTTTTGTAAAAGAAAAATCATCCACATAAAATGCCCCGATAGGGATCCATTCTCCGCCACGGTACTCCGTAAGGTTTACTTCCTGTGTCTTCTGGATGGACTTCCATGCTCCCTCTTCGTTACCGATGTCAAAATCATTATTCACATCTACGATAGACAGATCTGCCTTATTGATAGGTATCGTAGCAGAAGTGACATCTATATCCTCCTGCACCTTCCCTGTCTTGATCATATCCTTATCCCATACGATATATTTGCCATAAAGAATATACTGCAGTTTAACATATCGCTTCGGATATGCAGTCCGAATAAACTCTATCTCGATTCTGCCGTAATTCTGTACCGGATTGTTACATACATAAACCAGGCTGTCCGGATAAAATGTCTTACTGATCAGCTTAATCCCAGACACCGTGTACCATGTGAGCGTCAACTCTGCTGGGTAATCGTCCTCAAAATAGAGCGTGATCCCGGCGGAGGAATGCTGCGATGTAAACTGGATCAATAATTTAGGGTTACTTTCAAATGTGCAGTCGTCCCGTGATTGTTCTTCACTCCAGAATGCAATGTCTTCAGGCACATCCGGCAGGATGCTTTTCTCCCCGGACAGCACAAACTGATTTAACTCTGTTGTTCCATAGTCTTCCTGCAGATGCTCTGCTTCAAACAGTTCGATATTTCCTATGGACTGGTTATCATCCGTAGAAGGAGACGCATCTGTCAATGCCGTGACGTCTATAAATTTCATTTCTGCCTTGCAATATGTCCTCATGTCTCCCCCCTACGGTGTCTTATATGGCTTCTTTGAGGTCATCCGCCAAGATAATCCTTTATACTGTGCCCCAGTCTCCAACACCATTTCCACCTCATCCTGAATGCTGGAAAAATATCCGCAAAAATCGAATTGCTTACTGGCATCCGGAAGAGTAACATGATGGAATCTATTCTCACAATCTGTAATGTGTTCAATCAAAGCATCATACAGTTCCGGATCCTCAATCGTACCAATAGATATCCTATAATTCTTGTACAGTCCGATGGTCTCAATATGTGAATCTCCATCTTCTGTTCTCTCTGCAAATTTTTCCAAAAAATCAAGCGTTCTTTTCACAGAGATAAATGGGATGTTATATGTAGTTCCGTCTATGATCAGACCCTGTGTATATTTCCGTTCCATACTCCATCCCTTCCTATCCTTCTGCGATTCCCAAGCGTACCTCTTCGCTCTGTAGATGAGGTATAAATATTCGTGCAAAATCATCGCCATCGATGCTTAATGTGAGGTTGACCGGATTGTCCGATCCTGGCATTTTCTCAGCAATCGCATTTGCAAGGTCTTCCATCCAACCGGTATTACGGTCCAGCGGCAGCACCGCCTCTCTGCCGGCTTCTCCGATCTCCGCCAGTGTAGCTCCCGTTGTGATACCACCGTTTGCCAGTCTGGGGAGATTAACTTTACCTATTTCCTGGAGATTTAGACTGAATGACTTTCCTCCTAATGCTGGTACCCAATCCGGGATATCGAAGTGTACACTATTCAATGCCCGGATCATTCCATTCACAGAATCAACCACTCCGTTTGCCATTGTTTCCACAATTTTAAGAATTCCATTTACGATATCCTTTACTAATTGCTTGGCATCTGTCCACATTTTCTTCCAGTCACCGCGGATCAGATCTCCCAGAATTGCAAACACATCCTTAATTACTTTAATCAACGTTGTAATAATATCTGCTATTACATCTACTGCTAGTTTTACCCGTTTCCCAAGCATATCTAAAATTGGCATGAGTAGCGGCAAAACATTTTCTATAATCCACTCTAGCGGAGCCTTAAGATAATTGTCCCAGAATGCCTGTATGTACTCTATCAATGTGCCCAACAGTTCCATAAACGCATCAATCATCGGCTTCAGGTGACTCTGGTAGGTATCATCAAACATTTCAGCCCAATTCATAAGAACTGGCTGCATGTTATTGTTCCAAAAATTCAGAAATGCCGCTATCAGATCTGTAATTCCGTCGGTAAAGTGGTCGATAAATGGGGATATATAATTACTGTAAAGCCCAGTGAATCCATCTCCTACCTGGCTGACAATATCTGCCACGGTTCCGGAGAATACCGCAAGCACATCGAGGATCCCCTGCACAGCAGCCGCAATGCTATCCTGATTATTGATAAACGGATCCAACAGTAAGTGTGAAATATCATCCGCAAACTGCATTGCTATCGATGATATCGTCATGAACATATCTGCAAATATCTGAATCAGATTTGCAGTCACCTGCTGTCCGGAATCACTTCCGAATACAGAGAATATAAGTGCAAAAGCTGCTGCCGCGGATGCAGCCAGGAGCATAAGGTCCGCACCTACGTCAAACATCTGTGTCAGGTGCTCTTTGATGTCATCCTTATTATCATCCAGGTACTTTTTAATGCCGCCTGTGAGGTTCTGCGCGATGGTCGCACCTATGCTGACAAAGGATGCCACAATTGTCCCCAGGCTGGTGACGAATGTAACAGCAAAGTTCCTTGCAGCATTCTTCACAGATTCCGCACTGAAGATATCTATAAAGCTGTCCTTGATGGATGCCAGATTGTCATGGATGTTCTTCATCTGGTCACCAATTCCAAGATGTTCGATTGCATTCTTCCAACCTACGCTGAACTCCTCTTTGATCTGGTTGGCAAGATTGCGAACCTTTTCCAGCTTGGATGCCATCTTGTCACTGACCTGTACCTCTTCGTACATACCAGCGGTACTGCTGCCGCTTCCCCCGGAATCGTTTTTCTGTAATACATTCAGGTCATCGAAAGCTGCCAGTGCTCCTGCTGCCTTTTTGGCAACACCGGATGTCTTTTCCAAGGATTTTGCATAATCGACCTGCTGCTGTTGCGCCCTGGTCCATGTACTCTGCCCACTGAGCAAAGCAATAAACTGGTTCATGGCGTTGATCGCTTTTGTCAGCCAGTCACACAGCCTTGCCAGTGCCGGTGTCACCATCGATACGATGGGTGCCGCCAGTGTCCCCAGTGCATTGTTCAGGGTGGCAATGGAGCTCTTCAGAGAGGACATCCGCTCATTAAAGCTGGCGGAGTACTTGGCCATGTTCTGGATTCCGGTCTTAAAGGATCCTACCATTGCATTAAAGGCTTTCGTGATCCAGTTAAAGATAAGCAGCGACAGTGCTATGCCTTTTAACCGGCTGAGCAGTGTGGACATCAAGCCTGCAGACTTCTTCGCAGATTTTCCTACTTTTTCAATCTGTTTTGCTCCCGCTCCGACCTTTTTCTGCTTATCTATAATTTCATCATGCCGCTTCTGCAGAACAGACATTTCATTGTTTGCATCACGTAGCTGGGCTGACAGTTTTTGATACTCTTCCGTAGCCTTTACATCTTTAAATGCCGTACCGTTCTCTTCCATTGCCTGCAATGATTTTTTTGCATCGACAAGTGTATTTTCAAATGATACAGCGGTCTGCTGCATATCCTTAAATGTATTGTCACTACTTTTGCCCCCTAGTTTCAGATAATTTTCCATTTCCTTTTTAAAGGCTGATAGCTTATCCTGTGCCTTTTGAATCTGATCCTGAAGCTCTTTGTAATCATCCGTGGGTATCCTCCGGCTTTCAAGCTCTCGCATGGCTTTTTCCAGATCCTGTGCCTTACGTGCCGTCTTTTCCATCCGGTTTTCGATCTGCATCAGCTGACTGGACATATCCGCATTTTCAATTTTCGTCTTGATCCTGATCTCACCATCATATCCGCCAGCCATCTATGCAGCCTCACTTTCTAAACACTTTCAGTGCTTCCTCTTCCGATTTTTTCTTCATCCGCGCCATCATGGCATCGTATTCGTCGATTTTCGCAGCTTCTTCTTCGGTGTACTCCTGTCCAGGCTGTTCCAGTGCATAGATCTTCTGTGCCTCCTGGATTGCCCTCTTTTCCGCATCCGACTTTGCTTCCTCCTTCCTTTTCCGACGTATCTCTATAGCCTGAAGAAAAGAAGACTGTTTGTGGGGCATATTCCACAGCAGACCGCAGAACTTCCACCAGTGCATATCCTCTGTGGCAAGGTCAACCCCATAGATGCTGCGGAAATCTGCGTATATGCGCCACTGATCAACATCATAATCAATCAGTTTCCTCTTCTCCTCGCTGCTTCCGATGCCGTCATGGTACCAGCCGTTCATAAGCCACCGGATACATTCCTCTGCACTTTTCCCCTGCGGTACCGGTCTCTCTTCCGTCTCATCATCAAACATGAGGCTCAGGATGATGCCTGCCTTTTCATACTGTGCAAGATCTTTATCATCCTGCACCAGAGCGATCTGTATGCCGATGCGATAATCGCAATTCACCCGGTAGACCTTATTTGTCCCGGGTTCCAACCATTCTGTTGGAAGCGGATCCAGCATGACGTTCGTCATTATTTACCGCCCCTTCTCCGCGTATTGTATTTCTGTTTCATCTGCTCAAATCTGCGTCCGAACAGATTGTTCATCACCGGGATCACCTGCTCTACGAACTCAAACAGCGCTGTTTCGTCCGGAACGATATCCCCATAGATATTTCTGATGGTCCCCTCTCCGAAGAGCTCATCCAGTGCTGCGATGATCTCCTTCAGATACTTCACGCGTATGTTATTGATATCCAATGCGATCCTGATATCATTTCCGGTATCTCCCGTGAGCATTTCCTGTGCCTCATGGTCATTCTTCCATTTCTTCATCTCTGCATCGCATCTTTCGGAAATGCTGTTGAGCTGGTCAATGATATGAGCAAACTTATCCGCGCTCCGTGCATCTGACACGTTGATCCGCAGGACAGTTACCACCTGGTCATCATCCTCATCCCTGATTGCAATACTTTTATATCCTGTACTTAACTTAACCTGTTCCATATAATTACCATCCTTTCAGAAATGGGGCAGGACTGAAAGGAACCCGCCCCATTATGTTAATTATTGATTAACACCTACGTTTATACATTACCGGTCTGCTTTGCAGCCCACTCATATCCGCCCTCAGAAATCGTAATGGTTCCGACCTCAACATCTCCATTGCCGTTGATCTGTATGGAAGATGTAAGGTTGTCTCCGCCAGCTCCGCCGGTACTGGACGGGCATACGGTAACCGGTACCCTGATACAGTCTCCGGACGTTCCTGTGATATCCGTCTTGTAAAATCTGTAATAATAGGTATTACACTTTTCTCCAGTCGGAAACGTCTTGAACATAGTGTTGATTGCTGTCTGCATCTCATCCGACAGATGATCGCGTTCCGGTGTCATGGATAGCGCATACCCTTTTACGGTATTGCTCGCATTTTTCATGTTTACATACTGGTCAGACTGTGTGTTCGGTCCCCAGTCTTCTGTGATCTCTTTATAGCCATCGCCCATCTCAACGATTTTGGGAGTCTTACCGCCCATCAGAGAGCCGATGTCTAACAGAGATACCATGTTAGTCCTATCAAGTGCCATTGCTGATTTTCCTCCTTATTTTTTATAAAAATATTTCAGCTGCATGTTGATTGCATAAGTAGTGCATTTTTCATTTTTTTCCACGCACCCAACAGGGGATGTGCGGTTAATGGATTCCATCTGGATGTGATTGTCCTGAAATCCGATCCTGCTCTGCTCCATCCATGCCGCCAGCTTGTCCAACAGATCCTGTGCGTCGATATTGGCAGTGTTGGTATCGGGAGAACAACGGTAGGCCATCTGAAACGGCACCTGTGCTTCATAGCTTCCGCTCACATACTTTTCAAGATAGACCGCCCCCTGCAGAGGGAACAGCCCTATGGATCTGTCAGGATTGATGTCATTGCATTTCACGGTACTGTTATCCGCCGCGAACCCTTCCGGATAATCCGGATATTTTAATACCAGTTCAAGCAGTCCTCTCATTGCTGTACCGGCATCCGTTACTGTAAGTTGCTCTTTCTCTGCCATTTACGCTCCTCCTACTTCGTAATGTGCCAGAACATCCTCGTAGATATTGCATCGTGCCACACGGTACACATCGCTGTAATGTTCCCTCGCCCACTGGTATACATCCCGGTCGGGAAAAGTTGCACCGGTGCAATTTCCCAGAATAAAGATGTCTTCCGTGGGAGAAAATGTCATGTGTCCCTTTTTTCCTTCTTCCGTCAGTCTCTTCCATTCTTCCGGAGTGACATACGGTTTCGGCATATTGCCGAAGCTCACATACAATGTTGCCGCATCCGCGCTGTCTGTGCCTTTAGCAGACACATTCTTCTGCTGTGCCCTCACCAGATCCGCGCTCTCGATCAGCGTTACATAATATGTCTCTTTCTCCGTCTTAGGGTCCATCGACCGATTGATCACCGTCACCTGTTTATTGTCCCAGAATGCCATCCTTACACCCCCGCATATAAGAGACCGGTACCGGCCATATATTCGCAGGCTGTGTCATAGCACAGACGGTTCTGAGCCGCCTTATCTCCGATTACCTTGTCCACAAGAGTCTCGTTGCTACCGAAGCTGATTGACCTGCCTCCGGAAGACATCGATTTGACATTGGCACCGGCTTCATCATTTGCGTGTGCTGTCTTATAATCAATTTGATACAGCAAGTCTGCCAGGGCGCAGGTAGCCTTCTGGATTTGCTTATCATATTCTTTCACAGTGTCTTCGTTGATGTTCCCGAAGGTCAGCTGATTCAGTTTCATTGCCGCCCGGTCTTCCCATTTGGGAAAAAGGGACTCCGAAATGGAATCCCCATAATATTCTTTTGTGTAAAAGTCATATGTGGTGTACATCCGAAGTCCCTTCTCTCTTAACCTCTGGTGATGATCCGCATGATATTGATTGCCTTGATAGGATAGTACTTAGGAGTAGAACTATCATTATTCTGGGCAATTTCCCAGTTAGATCCGGTTTCCAGCTGCTCATTGGTAGGAGATACCACATTGGTATTCTTCCAGGAGATACCATAAGGAGCAAAGATCTTTCTCTGTCTGGTGTACAGAGTAGTCTCACCGCCATTCTTGGAAGGATTGCGATCCATCTCGGAAGGCACCTTTACACCACAGTTTGTATACTCGATGGATGCATTTCCCAGTACGAAAGTGGTGTACTTAACGTATCCTTCCGCAGTCATCTCGTAGTAACTGGAGGTGGAAGGATTACCAGTGGGCTCTGCCACAACCTCATAATTCTTGCCACTCTTTGTGTAATAGGTCTTACCGGACTGTACCGTTTCATCTTTGGATGCAGCATACACAGGTGCCACTTCCTCAACAGGCATGGTATCGTCCACCAAAACAAGTCTGCCGTTCAGTGTAGCAAGTGGCAGATTACGCTCGATACCGTTGGCATCGGTATACTTCATGTACTCCAGCAGCTTAAGGTTTTCCAGCTCAGTAGCAATGGCGGAGTGCATAATGGTAAGTGCAAAATTAGCTTTCTTATCACCGAGGGCTCTCTGCATACCGGTATTAAGGGTAGTAGCTCCGAAGGTTCCGTCTGCTTTTCCGGAAATATCATAGGTATGTGCAGCCACAAATTTTTTCCCTTCTCCATCGCTCATAGCAAATACACCCTTCAGGATGTAAAGCAGTGTGTCCTGATCGATGTCATCCCAGAACTCAGCAACCTCTCCTGCTGCTGCGGAATAATCATCACCGGAAATATCAGATACGAAATCTTTTTCAGTCCACCCCTGCGCACGACCGATTACAATACGTCCCATAGAGTAGTTGCCCCTCTCCTCCGCACCGATATCGGTCTTTCCGTCATAATTAACGGTACCGCCGGTCAGTCTGGCTTTGATCAGAGAGGTAGTATAGTTACCGCCCTTCTGATCAGGGAGCAATGCCGCATACTCAGAGCGCTCCACAATGGCGCCGGAGTGTAACAGCTCATTCAGTCTCAGATTGGGAGTCTCACGTACGAATGCGTCAAACACTTCTCCGTTGAAATTGACTTTGTCAAATAATGCCATAGGTTATTTCTCCTTTTCTCATTTTTTTCTGCTCAGATATGGAGTGATATCCATATCCGGATGTTCGTTTTTCAGTTTCATAATTTCCGCCATAGACAGATTGGCTCCGTCCGGCTGGCCAATATTGTTGCCGAGAATATGGCTGCGGTTCTGCTGTGCCTTCCAGGTCTTGTCATCAATGACAATATCCGGCTTGTAGTTGCCCTTATCATCCTTGACGATTGCATCAAACAGATCGCTGATGCTCTTTCCTCTGGCTTCATCCGAATTCAGCTTAGTGACAAGCTGTGCCTTAATAGCTTCTGCTGTGATCTCATTCACGAAATGCTTGTCCTGGAAGAAATCCGTCACAAGCCCGGCCAGTCTTGTTTCCTCATCCTTCTGCTTTCTTTCGTTACGTTCCTTTTCCAAGGTCGCTGTGAGATCTGCAATTTTCTGATTCATTGCATCTGCATCAGGTGTGGAGTCCTTTAAGGTCTGCAGATCCTTTTCCAGATTCTCCTGTTTCGATACAAGCTCCTCGTTTTTGCTCTCCAATTCAGTGATCTTATCGGTCTTTTTCTTGATTTCCAAGTCAGACACCCACTCACCGGAGAATACCTTTTCCATTTCCCCTGTAACCTCAACACCGAAGCTTTTCAGTTTGTCAATAATGTTCATTCTCGTATCCTCTCATTCTTAAAAGTTGTTAATCCGGTCAGCCCGGCACGATTGAGTTGCTATTTGATCCATAGCTGGCAGTCGGCATTGAAGGATTTGAACCCCAGACAACCCGGATATAAGCCGTGTCTTCTACCACTGAATTAAATGCCGTAACATAAAAAGGCACGCCCACAAATAGGACATGCCTTGCCGGTCATCCCATAATTTTTGTAGGGTAGCGAACGGATTCCTATTTTCCGTCCGGTGTCTTTTTCATTTGTCAATATAATTTTATCATGGTATACAGAAAAATTTGTACCAAATTTAGGCACGAAAAAAGCACCCTATTTTCAAGGTGCTTTTCTGTCATTCATTTTTCTAAATAATTACTATATGCGGTTGCCCTGCCATTTGCCTCGGCAGCTTCCTTCTTTTGAAATCCTGCCACCTTTGTCCGCTCTACCTGTGTCTGCAGGTCGTTTTCTTTACAGAATTTCTTATATGCCTGATTCTGCTGCCGCAGTTTATATGCCAACTTATCATATTGCGGTTGCAGGATCTCTTTCACATCAGTTTCAGCTATACCGTCAAGCTCTTCCTTTTTCATCAACAGCTCGCGCTTGGTCTTACGAATAGCTCGCTCCATTTTTCTCTGTTCCTGCTGCTTCTTATACAGCTCCTGACTCTCATGAATATCTATCACCGGTTTTCCATCTGCATCCACATAAGGATTTCGCAGGGACGGATCCCACGGCATATGGGAATGCCTGCAATTATACCCATGCAGGCCTAAAGGATTTACAACCGTTCCCTGTCCAGTAGTCAGATCTATCGTATATCCGGTAGCGTCCAGAAGATTAGGTACCTCCGGTTCCGATCCGGTTATCTTATAAACTTTGCCCTGCCAGTGGTCATGAGACTGCAATCCCTCCGGATGTTTCTCATCGTGTCTGGCTCCCCAGTGCGCAGATACCAACACATATTCTATCCCATTCTGCGCTATGTACTGGTTCGTCACCTGTGCCGCTGTCTGGTTCATCGATGTCACAATACAGCATCGAACAGCCGCTTCCAGGGAACGTCTCGCGCCGGTTGGATAATCTATTGTAATGCCTTTCTGCGCATACCGGTCAAGCACCTCACACACAGCACTGCTGTAAGACTGAAAGCCGGTTGCCACACGCAGATCAACCTCATTGAGCAGGTTGAGAAGGTCTTTTTGAGCCTGCAGCATCGTAGTCCGCGTCAGATTATCCAGTTCCCCGAAGGTCTTCATCATTTCTGCGTTCATAGCATTGATCACATCATTGTTCTGTAAAGGCGGTATCACATTTCCCAATATGTTGGCATCTTCGGAAAAGGAAGTCATAACGCTGTCACGTAACAGCCTGCGCACTTCATCCTGACTCTTGCCGGTCAGCCGGGAGATTCTCTTCACGATTTCCGCTTTTTGCAGACCAAGCTGTTCCAGTCTCCACAGTTCACGGTCTGCCGTGCCGGATATCTCTCCATTCTTCAGCAGTCTCATAGCAATATCATGTAATATCCAGTCTTCTAAATTCTGGTACATCTCCACCAGTTTATCCGATTTTCCGTAAAAATAATCCGGTGTCAGCATCAGCCTTTTCCTACCTCTCTCTTCACAAGCTCCACCCACGCAGCGCCGTGAACCTCTTTTGCCCTCTCGAACCAGTGATCCCCTGTTCCTGGTGTGTGATAATGCAGAGGCTGTCCGGTAGGTACCTTCTTTTCATATTTTTCTGCAAAAGATCTCCCGTCAGGCGTCAGATAAAGTTCTCCCGTGTACTGGTAATGTGCATACGGTGTGTTATAGGATATTACACCTCCTGCCAGTCCTTCCGGATAATTTACACTCCCAAGCAATCCCCCTTGTGATCGTGGGATAAAAAGCGCGCAGTCTGCCACTATCTGCTCATTAAGCTGCTTCTGGGCATTCTGCATATTCCGGTCTATCCTTCCGGTGTCCAGCCTTATATCCACACACCCTATAGTTTTGCCATACTTCATACACAACTACTCCTCGTCAAATAATCCCTGGCTCTTTTGCTCTGCGCTCTTTTCCTGCTCAACCTCTGCCAGCATCTCATCGATTTCCGCATCATTGAATCCCTCATACTCTTTGAGGTACCTGCGCTTACTGTATACCCCCTGCACCATCAGCTGATATGCCCTGGTTCTGTCCTGCTCGAAGGATGCAAGCAGGTCCTTAAAGTAAAATACATCCTCATCGGCTACATCTTCATCCAGCGCATTCACATATCCACTCGGCATATTGAAGAATACATCACAGTACTTATCCAGCGCATAGATCAGATCTTTAATTGCCGTTTTCAGAGCAGTGCGGATGTCGTTGATCGTCTCTACTGTCTCACTGTCATCGCTCTCGACCTGCGTGGCAGTCACCATGCCTGTCTTACGGTCAAGAATGAACTGCCCCTGCGAGAATCCTGCTTTCGTAGAGATCATCGATAAAATAGAATTAATGTCGGTGATCCTCTGATCTGTCAGAAGAGAGGGAACATGTTCATCAATCGTAGACTTCGCATCCACACCATGTTTGATCCCCTGGACAAATCTCGGAAGTTCCAGTGTCTCTTCAACCTTAGGGTTATCCTTGTTTCTCTTCTTCAATGCAATTTCATCGATAAATGTAATGTGTTGGGAATCGTCTACTTCGTCACCCTTGCGGCTCCATGCCACATCAAGATCATGCAGTTCCTGGATGCAGTTTGAGAAGATTGCCACTCCCTCCGGGGATGTATAGTCAATCGTATTGTTGTACGGCATCTTGAAATAGCCAAACAGCGGCTTTTCCACATTGGAAAGCGTTAATATCTCCGGTATACTGTCCCACTCCTGCACATCCTTTAACGCTATTCTGTTGCCAAGGCTGTCAGCTCCTCTAGACTTATACGCTCTGTTCTCAATCACATAAGTTCTTCCGGTATTTTCCGAATCATCTGCAAAAGGCGCTGTGAAATGCTGATACTCAAGGCGTGTATAATAAATGTCTCCCTTAATCAGCCTATCAATAAAGATGATTCCCAGAATATCACCATTGCTGTTTTTCTCCGTCACCGCAAAACTGCCGGGCATCACATAGTCAATGGCTCCTCTTGCGTTGTATGTACCGTTCGGCTTCAGAATGATTCCTCCGGCACCGCAGGCATCTTCTACCTTGTCCCGGATAGATTTCTGAATCATGGCCTTGATACACTGGTCAATATATTCCGCCCTCTCACTTCCGCTCACGGTAACTTTCAAATCCATGCAGGTTTTCTTTGCCGTATAGTAGCAGAGAAACTTCGCAAAGTTGATTGTTTTGGTATTTTTCTTTGCCCAATATGGTCTCCCCTTTATAATGGCCTGCCATTCACTCTGAGCATTTTCCATCTGAGGGGATGCTATAATGTCTACATTGAATTCTTTTTCTGCATTTGTCCTAAACAAGTTCATAAAAAACTCCTTTACTCTTGCGAATATGTTCATATGTCACCGCCTTAAATGCCGAGTTGTTCATACACTGTATTTATCTTGTGCCACTGAATGGCAAGCCAATCAACCATTTCCTCATTTTTCGCCCATGCACCAGCCTTGTTTGAAGAATCAGACAGACCGCTTTCATTCAAAAATGCATGCATGATTTCATGTCTTAATATTCTCTTCCGGAATATTTCCTGCTCATTCTCGTCCATTCCCCGGAAGTACTTTTCCTCTGACATATCTGCAATTACAATCAGCTTGCTTTCTTCTCCACAATATCCGGCCAGTTGATTTTCTTCCAGATAACTGTCCTCTGATACTTTATGCGTTTCGATTCGATATTCAGTTCCTAACACGTTAATCTTCATACTCTCCATCATCGTCCTCCTCATCTACTTCGTCTATTTCATCATCATACAGTCCGTTGTTACGTCGGCTCTCCATAATCACTCGGTTCAATCCATATATCAGAGCCATGACACAGTCTTCGTCAAGAGTAGGGTAAGCATCCGAAAAGCTTCCATCTGCCAGCTGCTCATGTTCCAGTGTGGTCAGCTCATGTGCCAGGTGAGGGCAGCGCACCGGATCAACCACAATCTTCGTGGTCTGTTGCAACCACTCCCAGCAATAGTCTCTTCCCTTACCGGATCCCCAGCGCTTCTTTGCTCCGATTGCATTAAATCCCCAGTCCTGCATCTCAGCTATTGCATCCGGTCTGGCAGAATCACATATGATTTCCTCTGTGATATAGCCTTTAATCTTCCGGGAAAACGTGCTGTTCTTGCATCTCTTTGCAAAGGCCTCTCCCACGCAGTAAAGGATATCTGCATCAGCATCATAATATGCTTTTTCAAAGGTCTGCGGATGCTCAAATCCAAAGTCAAGACCGTGATAAAAGAACGGCATATTCTCAATTTCTGCGTCCGTTATGGTCCGTTCCTCCACATTGTCGAAGATACCGCCTCCGGTACCGGTTACCTTACCCAGGTAGTTGTTATCATAGTATCGCGGCTTATGTACTCTGAACCACTCCGCACGCTCGAAGAATCGCTTTCCCAGCCACTTCTCAGGCACATTATAATAATAGCTGTGACAGATCCGTGTCTGCGGCTTATTCCTGCATTCTTCCACATACTGATTCATGAAATTGTTCTTGCTCTTCGGTGGGTTGAATATTTTAATATCCAGTGCCGGAGTATCAGATCGGAGGAAGGTATCCTCGATGTTGTCCATCTGCTCCACACCTGCCATCTCGTCACACTCTTCATGGATCAGCAGCTTTACATAACCAAACGGAACATTGAAAGATTTTAAGGATATGGGCTTATCCGCACCCACGAACATCACCATCTGACCCGTAGGCTTATACACTGCGCACAGCGGAGACTGCTTGAAATCCCAGTTGTCCAGATCGTTGTACCGGATGACCGTCTTCATAAACTGGTTATACACAGACCCACGCAGATCTATCTTGTATCTTCTGGTATATACCACGTGGGCATGAGGATCCTGCCGGATAGTCTCGTATGCCAAATTACCCCAGAAGTTCGACTTGACAGATCCGCGACCGCCTTTAGATATAATCTCATGAATATCTATCTCTCCTGCGAAGGCTTCATGCACTGTCCGATAGATCTCCACAAAATCAGACGTAGCGTCAGTGATTGGAATCGTCCACAGCGGTGCCTTTTCGCGTTTCTCCTTCTCCTCTCGCTCTATGCGCTGCTTCTCAGCAATCGCCAGTGCTTTTTCCAGTCCGTCCATTGCTTTCAGCTGGTCAGAAAAGTCCGGGGCAAATCCCAGTCCATCCACGACTTCTCCCTTTGCAATCTTACTCCGGCGCTCCTGGATGTCTGCCAGAGACATGATGTCCCGGTGTTGTTCCTTCTCGATGCGCTCCATCTGAGATCCTATATAATCCGCAACATCAACTTTTTTCAGCAACCTTTGTCCCTGCGAATATGCTGTTTTTGCAGAATATCCTGCGCTTATTGCTGCCTGTGTTGCATTCCCACCATTCTTTACATACTCATCTGCAAATGCTTTCTGTTTCATCGTGAGCTCATTCTTCATCCACTCACCGCCTTATAGATATCCAACAGGCAGAATATCACATCTACCATTGAGCAGGTCTTCAGTATCTCGTACTCCTTTGTCTTCCATTCTCCCTTCCCCTGGCAGAAGCATTCCACTGGCGTGAGGACACTGTAGGATGTGATCATCCGGTTCTGATCCTCGGAGTAGAACTGACGCTGGTTTATCTTTATGATCATTCCACGCTTTACCAGCGCAGTCTGTAATTTCTTCATCTTTCCTCTCAGGTTCGCCATCTGATCATCTCCTTTCTGACAAAATAAAAAGGCCTTATAACTCCATGCATATCATAGAGCCATAAGGCCTTAGGCAAATACCGACGATTTAAACGCGGACATCTCATTTCGAGCGTTCTACCCGACTTAAACTATATTTACCTACTACGATTATGCCATATTTTACTGATTTTATCAAGGAAATCCTTATCTTGCCTGCTCAGTGGCTCATGCATTTTCTCTGATTCCTCTGTATGAAAATATCCATGATGAACATGCCACGTTTTATTTTTCTTATCTTTCTCTATAACCTTGTAACGCTTATTATCCTTATCCATAAATGCAACTCGAACAATATCCTCGCCGCCTACCTGCACATACGTTCTTCCCTTGGACATTGTTTCCAGCAATGGTTCATAATTTTTAATACGATTTGCTACAAACTTAATGTTTTCATGTTCCAATAACGTATGATACTGACTCCCGTATGGATTTCCTTTCTCACTCATGCCACTGCTGGCACCTCTGCCACCCATTACAATCTCACCTCGTTATTTTCTGTAGAAATCAATGTCCCTTCATACCCTTTCTCGGTCTCGGACCGGCTTCATTCCAAAGATTATCCAACTGTTCACTTGTCTTATCTCTTTCCTTCCTATATTCCTTTTCATATTGCGCATATTCTTTGTTGGTGTAAGTCTTTACCGGATATCCAGCTTTCTTAGCATGCTCTTCGATCTCCTTTAAGGTCCGTGAAACTACACTTTTTACATTATTCCCAACTCCAATTGTCCATGTCTTTCCATTTTCATTTCGGTATGTAACATTAGTTCCATTTATATTTACCGTAATTTGTTTTATAGTATTCAAACCACTAGAACTACCTCGCCCACCGAAAAACTGTAAATTTATTACCATTGCGCTACCTCCGCCTTGTTCCATTTGTCCGTGAATGCCTGCACTCTCACAATATTCCCCTGGCACTCTTCCGGCACGCTGCCATAGAAAATAATCTGTGCTGGCTGCAGCCTATCCACCATCTCGAAATAACCATCCAGGAATCTGTGTTTCTTTTCCTTGCTGTTCTGCGTTCCAACAGAAGAAATCGCTACCACGCTATGTGTCGGCTCTCCATCAAAGCACCAGTCAAATGATTCCCTATCGCTCCAGCAGATCGTAGGTATCACCCTGATGCCGTGCATCTGCCAGTATGCTCCCAGCCAATGCTTCCGGTAATGGTTGTATATCTGCAGTGATCGGGGAAAATCCGTATATAGGCTAAAGTCCGGTGTCAATACATACCGAAACTTCTGTAACCTTGCTATGTATCTGTCAGGATCAGTCCACAAGCGAATGAACTGGTAGTCATCTAGGAAAAAATGAACTGCTTTCTTCTCCGGCTCCTTGGCATTCTGGGCATAATTGAACCCGATAAACTCCGCAGCATCGAACTCTGTCCCTTCTATTCCCGGTATGTCATATTGTCCTGTTCCATCAAACAGCATTCTCTGTATATTCTCGTAATTCCTTTGTTCCTTATAGTTCATTACCTGATCCTTTCCTCATATCATAATTATAAAGTAGCTTGATTCACTATTTGTACCAAATTACAAGGGAAACACCATCTTCATCTGCCCATTCGGTTCTTCCTCAATTCTCCCGTTCTTTCGCCGGAGTATCTCCTGTGCCTGCCGCCGTCTCCTATAAAAACAGTTCCGGCTGATCGGCATGATCCCGTAATGGGCTTCCAACATATCGTAACTGGTTCCCTGCAGGATGGATTCTGCCAGGCGCTCCGCAATGACATCATCAACATATCTGCATACCCTGAGTACATCCGTATCCATGTTATAATTGTTTATGTTCACCCATCTTCCCTCCTGTCATGTTTAATTTAATACCTACACTGTATCAAAGAGAGATTGTGGTTTTCTAACCTGGGAATATAAAAAAAGAGCCGGCACATGGATTTCTCCATGTATCGGCTCTTGGGCTCTGTTTATTCCTAATATGTATTATTCCAAGGTACTCGAACCTCTGGATAACAATTTTTGAAATAATCAAGAATCATTTTATCTATTTCAACAACAAGTTTTTTTATCGTATCCACGTCTGCACGAACTCTCTCTATTTTTACATATTCATTTGTCTTTACGCGATGTGCTATTGCTCCTCTAAAAGTAATAACTTCATCTAATTTATCTATTCCCTGCAAGTTGCATATGTCAGTGCTTCGAATACCAATCATTGTACCAAATAGATCTGTGATTTGTTTTTGCTTAGGAGTATTTAATCGCTCTGTCTCTTTATTCACCAGGGTTCTATAAACCTCTTTCCATCCTGCATCACAAAGATCTGTGGGTGAAGCAATGTTTTTTTCTCTTATATGTTTATTTATTGTTGATTTGACATCATGTGGTAGGCGTCTAGCTTCTCCAGCAAGTGCTATATGTTGGCTACAACATTCTTTCGTCACGTCTTCTATGTAGACTTCAAATGCAGATGCTAAAAAAATAATTGCACTTCTCGTTATATGATCATAGGCAGCTTTCCCTTTTTTATTTCTACTGATCCGAACCTCATCATATGTCTGATCTAGTCTATTAACTGTTTCTAAATTTTTAAGAAATTTCCCATATGCTTTTGTTGGCATTTGGTATTCCCCCCTTTTGAAATATTATATCACATTTATATATATCTTTCAAATTTTTATATCATCGCCACTCTCAACCTAAAAATAGATCTCATGCACTCCTGATCCTCTGCAACATAATGCTGCCCAGCCGTGCTCCGGTCCTTGTGTCCCAGATAATGTCCGGCATCCCATATAGTACCGCCACGCTTACAGATATTGGTGGCCGTGGTCTTCCTGAAGAGATGGGGATATACCCGGCGTTCAACCTCCGCACGCTGCGCGATTGTTCTTACTGCAGAACGAATCCCAGATCTGGACAGACGCTTGTGCTCTCCCTTCACAGCACGCTCCGCTACAAATAGCGGATCCCGACTGTTAATGCTGCACCTGCGCTCCTGGATGTACTCTCCCAAATACTTTAGTGCGATATCATCAAGGTACACTGTCCGGTAGGTGCGTGTCTTCTGCCCGTACACCAGCACGGATCCGGTTCGCCAGTCAATATTATTTACATTAAGCTGTTCCGCCTCACCCACGCGGATTGCCGTGCTCCGTAGCAGCTCCATCATGGCGCGGTCACGTTTGCAGGTACATCCGCTCTTAAGCTCCTCGTACTCCTGCGCTTCCATATGATCCACCGGCTTCTCCTGCTCCGGATATGGCTCTATCGATTCCACGGGATTCTCACTTACAATTTTGCTCTTGCGTAGCCATGTAAAAAATGCGCTGAGGTGCCGCCGCTGATTATTCAGTGAAGTATTGCTATTGCACCCTTTAATGCTATTAAGCCAGCCCTCTACATCCATGCTGGTGATCCGGGTGAGCGGTTTATGGCAGTAATCCGTCATCCGCCGTACCGCATCCGTATACTGCCTGACAGTCTTGTCCGACAGTTTGGGCGCCTTTTTGAGCATAAAGAGATCCATAATATACTCATTAGTATTATCCACGGTAGCAAGCTCTGTTTTCGGCACATCCACCTCTACCTTGGTAAGTTCATCGGTGAGGACTACACCGAGCAAATCCAGCTCCTGACTATCCAGATGGTAGCGCATTTTCAGCATGATATTGTTTTTAACTTGTTCCTTAATGTCCATTCCGTAACCCTCCACAAATTTCTTGCCTGGGGATCACCGGTGTGGTATAATATTCCCAGACGTGAGAGCGGTACAACTTACTTTGGTCGGTGGGTGTACCGCTGTTTTTATGTAACAGTGACCATTGACAGATATTTCCCGTCATGGTATTATTTGTTTGAAGAGAACAAATGTTCTGCATTCGTGGATTCGTCCCGGTGCAGGACATTTTGTTTTATCTGGGGTCTATCGCATCCAGGCAAGCATTCCAACCGTCCATCGTTCCTCTGACATAATCCTTTCCGAGATCATCCTCATCGGTCATCTCTGTCTCACGTTCCGGTAGCTCCCTTAGTGGACACCATTTCGGCTTTTCACGTGTATTAGAATCAATTGCTTTTCCTAGCGCAAACGCATGACATCTTAACCTACTTCCAAGCGGTATCATGTAGTTTAAATTACATTCAACACACGATTCCGGCATATCCATCACTAATACTGCTTTAGCCATATTCTTCTTCCTTTCTTCACTAAATTTCAGTTTATCTGACTACGGCCAGTAATCATTTTTGTCGCATATCTCAACCATTCTTCATGTGTTGTAGCGCCACATGCTTCCATCCAACCATCAGATTTATTTTCAGTATTGCTAAAATACAATACTGCATCAAAATCTTCCCATCCTGTTAGACTTGCATACTCTACATTTGGAACTTCATCACAGTCAAATGTTTCTCCGCAATCATTGCACTCAATGAAATCTCCATATCCTTCTTCATAAGAACCGCTTTCAAAAACAAGATTCTTAGACTTACAGACCGGACAGTACATACGGTGTTTTCTTTGCTCTTTTTCGAAATGTCTTTGTTTTTTGCACATAATTTTTGCAAGGCTAAACGGAATGTCGCATTCAATTGCGTATTTATATGGATTAGCATAAATACTTCTCATGTTTGTCATATGTTTTCTCCTCTAAATCCTAAATATTTTTCTAAAGATATTCTTTTTTGGCTTAATCACATCGAAACTCTTTTCTTTCCAGTCGAAGACATAATCCAGGTTGTATGAACTGAAACCAATATTGTAATGTCGCTTTCCAACTTCTCTATATTTTATTTCAAAATAAGGTTTTTCTTTTTTTCCAGTGACAATTATTTCAATCTCACTCACTTTAATTTTTCCCATATTCCGTTCCTCCGCTAAATCCTAACTATTTTCATTTTGCGCCGGAGACGAGTTTCCCAATACTGCGTTATCTTGTACTTGGGGCACTCGTCCCGCCACATCTCCCGTCCTGTCTTGCCATCCCAGTGAATGCAATCCTCGCAATTAAAGCACGGTTCATCCATCTCTCCCTGGCAATGATCAAAGCAGTTTGGATTATTTGCACAATGCTCGCAAATACATCGCATACAGCTCATGTCCTACTTCCTCTAAATCCTAAAACTACTTTTTTCGGCTGATAAGTATGCAATCACCAACAAAAAGAATTGCTATCACTAATGCATACAAATCTGGTATGTATATCCCTTTGCCGTGTATGTATGATAAAAATAAAAACATTACTATGCTTATTCCAAACCTCCACTAATTGTTAAGAGCATTACCGCAAAATCTACAGTACTTTGCCAATATCACACACTTGGAACCGCCTGTATAATGGCTTTCCACATATTTGTGTACTATTGCTCCGCAATATTTACACGTTATTCTTGCCATAACAGCGTAGCTGTCATTTATTTCTTTCTGTTCATCATGTGACCACATTTCTCGCTTAACTCCTTTTCTGAATCCTAAGTTACTCGATTACCAGTTCTACCATTTGAATGAAATCAAGAGTTTCGCATCCATCATATAAGTCATATACTTTCTCCACGATTTCATCACAGTACCCTGCTTCTTCCAACTGCTCCGAAAAATCCGGATCCGAAGTTGTGCAACCATATTCTGTTCTCTTTGTTTCCCTCTGTAATTTTTGATTTTCTGACATTTCCAAGGTTTCAATGCAACCATTATCCGTTGTTTCAATACAATATTTCATGTGATTTTCCTCCTGTTTTTAACTTGCCGAACTACCGAATTTTCCTCGGTAGTTCATTTGCCCAACTAGTAAAGAAAATTTACTAGTTCGATTTCTCCCCCCGTATTACCGGGGAATTTTAATTTGCTGGTAACTTGCTTTCGAGTTTCTTACGAGTTTCACTCAATAGATAACTCAAATTTTTAATTAAATTTTTCACTTCTTAACTCAAATTTTGAGTTACTATTTCACTTTTTAGTTCCTGTTTTCAGTTCCTGCTTAATAGGATGCTCATCATATATGCACCAATTATCAGCTGGTCGATTTTTCTCATTTTTTCAGCACATCTGGCATGTAGTTCACCGCTCATCAGCACTTTCTCCATACTCAGCATCTCTGGCCAATCTTTCCGCCAGTGGAATAATTTATAAAATTCCATCATTATCACCCCGTCATAATGCTTCCTGCAGTCTGTGTCAGTGGATCCACCGGCGGTTCCATGACCACACCGGCTTCCGTGAGTAATGCACGGGACCACTCCCTGACGGTGGTCTTGTCCTGCTGATATGACATCAAAAGTTCATTCATATACTCTTCAACGCGAGTGAGCCGATCTTTGCCGAATCCGTACTCATCCATCAAAGCAGTGAAGAAAAACAGCATATACCTTGTAGCCTGCTCATTTATGGTATTCTGCGGTGCAATCTGCTTCTGATCAAGCCAGTACTGATAGGACCCCTTCCGGGCGGTGATGTCATCCTCGGTATAGGCTTTATACTCAATGGACCATCCAGCCTTATCCATCAGCCGCTGGCTAATCTCTTTCATATCAATCTTGCCCGCGGACCAGTCCGCTTCCATCTCATTAACCTTGTTCGCCAGTCGGGAAATCCGCTGCCCCTTGAATCCCTCCCGGCGCATGATCACATAGCTGCAGATGATTCCCATTGCTGTCCAGGGTGTCCGATCAGCCATACGGCTTTCCCGGGCGATCCGTTTGCACTGCTCCTTGATCTCTGTCGGTGTCAAATGTCTCTTTCCCATATATCCTCCTACGCAAACCGAAGTTGCCCGGTCTGCTCTGCTTCTATTCTCATGTTCGGTGTACGCTCTCCTATTCGGAGATCACTGCAGTTTGCAGATACCAGTGCTTCTGCCATAACTGGCACTACGCTGTTACCTATCCTTGCCACTCGCTCCACAATAGGATATGTTTTTCCTGCAATATCTCTGTCAATGATATAATCCTCGGGAAATCCCTGCATCAGCTTCAATTCTTCCGGCTTCAGCATCCGCAAAAAAATGTCTTTTATAACATATTGCTCTCCGTCAATCTCAATCAGAACATTCACCAGTCCGAACCGATCCTTTGTGGTAATGGTTCCCAGTGGCTTGTCCAATGTCTGACCACACCCGGTTCCGTAATATTTAACCATAAAAGCAGATACAAGCCCGAAATGTCCAGGGGAAGTGATGATCGTATGCAGTGGCTCGTCACACCCTTGCCCGATCCCGGTCTTATAAAACTTTGTGACAAATGCGGTTACCAATCCGTAACGGTTGCTAGTATCAATAGTCTTGATAGGATCTGTAAGGAGTTGCCCTCGGGAATCACCCTGCCTGGTCTCACCGTGATACTGGATGATAAATGCCAGTGCATCCTTGCTTTTGACGATATACGGATGTGGATTATCAATTATGTACTTCCTTACACCATTTCCAATTCTGTCCATTGTAGCTGCCGCCAGTGGCTTCTTGCGCTCAAATATGGATGTTCCAAGATCAGACCAGTCAATATAGTCACCGCATTCTTTCCATTTCGGTAGCAGTATCCCATCCTTGCTGTGGGTAGGTACTGGCCAGACGATTTTATTTCCATCCCGCCGGAAAATTGCATACCATCTTTTCCGTGTCGTAGGTGCCCCATAATCCGCAGCCACAAGTTCCCGACTATCGAAATCATATCCAAGAGAGGTCATTGCTGTAATAAATTTACGGTAGTCCTCTCCCCTGCGTTCCGGTATCGGGTGACCATCTTCATCCAGCGGACCCCACTGTTGTATCTCTTCCACATTCTCCATGATAATCACATTAGGTAACAACGTTTTTGCGTGCTTGTACACCGCCCAGGGAAGTATTCGCAATCCTTTTTTGCGTGGTTGCCCGCCTTTTGCTTTGCTATGGCTTGTGCAGTCAGGTGATGCCCACATCAGAGCCACATGGCGATCTCCAACATATTTTTGCAGATCAACCTTGAAAATATCTTCTGTCAGGTGCAATGTGTCAGGGTGGTTTACCATGTGCATCCGTATAGCCTGCGGATCATGGTTTACGGCAATGTCAACAGATCTTCCAAGTGCCATTTCTATTCCTACGCTTGCGCCGCCACCACCGGCAAAACAGTCAATGATAATGTTATTTTTCATGGCATCACCTCCGGGAAGTCCTCAAAACTCATCTGGCTTATGCAGGGTTCGCCGTTAAAAAATCTTCGATACTCATTTGTCCGACCGGGCATTCCATTGCATCTCCTTTCACGGCTACTTCCAGATTGTTTACAGCCTGTTTGTAATAGCTTTCTTTCAGCTCTACGCCGATTCCCCTGCGTCCCAACTTAACAGCGGTGTATGGCACTGATCCAATCCCTGCAAATGGATCAAGTACGATGTCATTCGGGTTCGTCCACAGCTCAATGCATCTCTGGATCACTTCCAACTGCAGCGGGCAAATATGGCGTTCGTCCTTTTCTTCCCTCGCCGACTTCTTCTGCAGCGTGTCGCTCTGCCGTATATCCATCCATACCGGACTAGCATAATTCTGCCAGACATCAACCGGGAATGTCTCATGTGTGTGTGCAACTCGCTCCGGGTTTTCTCCCGGCTTTCGCATCGTGATGATGTAATCTGGTATGCCCTGCCGGTTCATGGTGCTGTCTTTTCTGATCTGCTTATGTAACAGCCCCAGCGCTTTTGTCCTCTGCATCTCAGTGACCGGGTTTTTCCAGATTGTTACCTTGCTGTGGTAGATAAAACCGCAATCCTCAAAAATCTGCCGGATGATCGCCGGAAAATCTTTCAGCCCGATCACCCCATCCCGTTCTTTCATCAGTGGCAGATCCATGCAATGGAAGCTCAACAATCTGCCCGGCATGGTTACACGGAACAATTCCCTTGCAAGAAAAATGAAATGATCGTAAAACTCATCATCTCCCTTGCTGTTCCCCATGTCCCTGTCACTGTTGGAGTAGGTGTACAGGCTGGCAAACGGCGGAGAAAAGATTGTGTAATGGATACTGTTGTCGGGTATCGCCCTTACAATTTCGCATGAATCCCCATTATAAATTGCATACTTATTTTCAATGACCTGTTCCAATACATTCATTTTGCAAATTCCTCCCATTCCGGTAATTTCATTTCCACATGCGGCTCATATGGTGTGCTGATCCTGCATGTGCTTTTCAGTTCCTTCTTTGTGATTTCCTTTGTAAGCTCTGTCATTTCGCGCTGCATCTTGAGGAAATCAGCCTGCTTTCTCTCGATGTTCTCTTTTACGCACCCTTCATTGGCAGAAATGATAATATACACATTCACAGGCTCTTTCTGCCCAAACCGGTAACAGCGGCGCACTGCCTGATAAAACTGCTCATAGCTGTCTGATAATCCGGTAAAGATCATGTTATGGCAGTTCTGCCAGTTCATTCCAAATCCTGCGATTGACGGCTTTGTCACAAGGCATTTCACATTTCCTGTCGAGAATCCAATCATGGAACTGCTCTTATGATCTGGCTTGTCAGATCCTTTTACCTCAACCGAATCACTTATCAGCTCGTGAAGCCTTTCACTTTCGTCATTCAGATCGCACCACACAAGCCACTGTTCATCTGAACCATTCACAAGTTCCGCCGTCGCTTCACATCTGAGCTGCAAACTATCTTTCCTTGCCTGCCGCCGTTCCGTCAGCGTCAGTGCCTCTTTTGTTGGCTCTTCACTGTCAACGATGATTTCTTCAATATTCAGGTGCGGCAGATCATAGCCAGATACTTCATATCCGATATTTGCAGGGTTATCAATAAACACACTGAACGTTGCAAGCCACTTCCAGAATACATCTGTAGCATGTCCTTTCAATCGCCATTTTGACGTTTCGCCGCCATCATGCACAAAGAACATGGATAACATTTCTGCTCTTGTCATTACCCCGCAAAACTCGCTGTGATTTCCAAGCTCCATGTAATCATTCGGTGCCGGTGTAGCCGTACAAGCCAGTTTGTACGGCACATCATGGCAATTCTGAATAATTGCAGTTCTGACCTTGCCTGAGTAGGACTTCAAAATGCTGCTCTCATCAAGGACAACACCAATAAATTCCTTCGCTACAAATCTATCCAGTTTCTCATAGTTTGTGATGTTTATTCCGTCAATGCATTCAGCCTGTTCCTCTACTACCTTCGCGTCATATCCAAACTTCTCCGCTTCGCGTCGCGTCTGCTCTGCTACTGCCAGCGGTGCGAGAATCAGTATTTTGCCGCCGGTGTGCTTATGTACCTGATATGCCCATGATAACTGCATCGGTGTTTTACCGAGTCCACAATCGGCAAATATACACGCCTTGCCTTTCTTGAGCGCCCACCGGACGATGTCTCTCTGAAACTCATACAGCATCGGATTCAACTCTGTTTTGTCAATATCGAAACCGCTGCTTTCTAAAACAAATCTCTTACTTGCTAAAAATTCTTTATATGTCATTTTTCCAAAAGGAACCCGATATATCGTCACCCCGGCCGGAGGTTCGGCTCCTTTCTTGATTAAAATTGAATTTCCATGCAGAAATATCTTTTGTAGCTACAAATCTGACATAATAATGGTATAAAATTTCAAAACACATATTTTCAAAGGAGACATGCCTATGTTTAAAATACTTAAAACACAATTTTTAACCATTTCGTTGGTTATTCTTTTCATTACACTTAAAATAGTTTCAACAATTCTTCCTGATGAATTTGCATTCTGTTTTTGTTCTGCTGTCTTTATGCAATTCACTGAGCTATGGTTCCGAATCTACGAACTATCAGAACATTTTCGTCCCATATGGCCTTGGCAGCATTAAGCTGCCATGTGCCTATTCTTTGAGAAAATCATCCAGGCTCATCTGCCCTTTGCAGTTACCGCCTATGGTTGACGGATCCCATCCAACACCGATATATTCCAGTACCTTCGCCCAGCCATAGTCATTGCCTTCTGCATCCTTACACATATGGAACATCAGATAATCCCATTCCTTTGGATTGCTTTCATACAGCAAATCAAATCTGTGTGGTCTCTTTTCCATGTGGATCCCAAAACCGCACATGCTGCAACCGGTTCTCTGCGCTTTGGTGGTATACAGAGTTCCGTCCGGTTTCTTTTCAATGGTTCCGTATATCTCAGGAATCAACGACTCCGGCATCACAAAATTCTCTGTGATTCTTCCCTCTTGCAACAGCTGATCATGGAATTCATCTTTCCAACCATTCCGCCACTGCTCGTCCATTTCCAGGGCAAGTGTCAATATATCCTGCCGGTGGAAGATTGCAAATGGTGCTGATCTGATGGTAGATGCTCCGAAGTAGTTGCAGCCATTCATCCGCAGGCTCTTGGCACGTCTGCCGCCCTCAGATGCCATCAGCCCTAAATACGGTACACTGTTATGCTCTTTTCCCCAGTCATCACAGTTCTTTTCTTTGAGGTAATAACAGCACTTGGAAGATACCAAGAAATCAGGCTTCTGATAATCACATCCCTCGTTTTCGTTCTCATACCCACCGAACAACTTCAGCCATCGATGATTAAGCTTCATTTTGGAATCTTTCTGCCAACCACCATATTCCCCAGTCTCTCCGGTAATAATTGCGTGGCGTACCGTCTTATTCTTCTCAGATGGATTCTGCAGCAACTCAATTTTCCCGGCAATCTCCTTGGATATGACTGGAAAACCGAACTCCTGGATCACCTTTGGCTTACTCCAGTAGGTCCCGTCCTCTCGTTTCAGCGGTGGCACATTTATGATCCCGATTGCCCGATGTACCCTCTGAATGCTTTTGTCTTCCAGATATGATGCGGATACTCCTGGAACATCAATGTTGCATACCTTTTTCAGGAATATGTAAAGCATGATGCTATCCAGTCCACCTACCGATACATGGCAATTAAGACCTCTCTTATCACACTCCCGGCGGAACTCTTCCGCGCGAATCTGCGCATATTTTCTTTTAAATTCATACGACTGTTTCTCTTTCTGCATGAATGAAGCAATCTTTGCATAAGCTCCAATCCGCTCCATTCTTTCCTGTACTGATTCCATTTTCTTCTCGGAGTAAAGACGTCTTTCACGCTGGCCAGCAAACCTCTTACTCCTTTCTAATCTATTCTACCTTGTTATCCATCTGCTCCTTGTACATCCTACCCGCCATCTGCACCAAGTAATGCTGTAAGGCTTCATCCACGCTGATACGGTGCTTTACGCAGTATCTGTCAACGTAACGCTTGAAGTCCTCATTCTGCTCGTACAGAGCGGTGTAATCAATGTTCTGCATCTGCTCCACCTGCCTTTATTTCCCGTCATACGGTATGCGTTCTCCATTTTTGAATTTTGCCATGTCAATAAGCAAATCAGCATTGCCGCCTGCCTTTACAATCTCAATTGCATCATCAAGTAACACCTTTTCCCCATCCTTATCAATGAATAAAGTGATGTTATATTTCAACTGCTCCGTAACCTTGTCCGGGTCGTAAAGTCTGCTCTCTGCGAATGCCTTTTCCATCATCACTGCGGTTTCCAACTCAAAGTTACCGCAGCAGGTACCCATATCCGCAATACATCGTTGGAAGAAATCTGCGAATCGGTCTGCGTTATAGTCCGCTTCAAATGCCTCTGGAATATCAATCAGTATTTTCATCGTTCGCCCTCCTTCGGCTTCTCACACCGTTCAAACGATATCACCCAAACGTAAGGATTAGCATCCCAGCCGTAGCGGTCAATGTCGAATTTCTTGATGGTGTTGTTCCAGATTTTAATAAAATGCTCTCTGGCTGTATGTATGCGATCATATTCATTCTCCGGGCTGTGGATAAACCCTCTGTTATCTATCGCTCCTTCTGCCTTTGCTCCCCCTTCGGTAATGCTCTGCAACCGCTCTACTCTCACATCTGTAACCTTAAGCCAGATACGTGCGGCTTCTTTCGGCATGTGGATGGATGGTCTGCGGTGCATCCATGTATTTTCATACTTATCTTTCCAGTGGTCTTTCTCATGCAGTCCATCAGCGTAATATTCAAAATCATTCGTTAAGACGCATACCGTTTCTCCGCTAACATCAAGATAACGACCAACCCCTTGGAATACACTTTCTCGGACATACAGGATATCGCCCGGCTTATACGGTGAGCCTTGTTTCATAAAGTATTCTACACATATAGGACCGCTCCATTCTCCTTTTTTCAGTACATTCCAATATTCCGCTTTCTCATCAAATGGAATCGCTCCTTTTAAAATTCTCCTTGTACAGGTCTTCCTTCCGTCCAGAATTGCCCGAACCATTTCGGTATTGAATAAAATCGGCTTAATCGCCATCTTCCTCACTCCTTTCCGGAATCTTAGGTCTCTCCGCCATCACTGAATAGCTGCAGTCATACGGCTTCGTGCGTCCGATGCGGATTGCCCGCACGCTGGGATGTTTCTGCATATCATACAGTTCATCCTCATCATAAAATCTTTCACTCATGCATCGATGCCCTCTCTTCTCCATATCTTCCGATTGTCAGCAATGTAACCGATAAATCGGCATATTCCTTTTCCAGCGCCTTTAATTGCCCATCTATCTCATCCATACGGTTTACGACATACTCTTCAAAGGATGCCAAGTTATCCACCGCCTTGACCGTTTCCGGCTGTTCCTTTGGTTGTGCCGGAGCTGGATGCTTAGGGACTATGCTGTCACTGACAATCTCCAAAATCTTGGATTTAGGGCAGGCATTGAGATCTGCAAGGATCTGTATCTGTGCTGCCTTATGTTTGGCTTGCTTATATCTCCGGATGATCTCCTCATTTGACATTTCCATCAGACCACCTCCGCTATCTGCCCCATGTTCATCAGATCCAGCCGCATCCCATCCCGAAACTCCATGTACGCCCCATCAGCATTTACCGTGTAGCCGTAGATTTCATGGATTGTATCTGGGTAATCATCTTCAAGCTGTACTCTGGATCCGATCGGCAGCTTATGTATCATGGCTACCGCCACATTAAGTTTTCCCATCCTGTTCCTCCTCGTATTTTTGATTCAACGCTCTGTAAATTCTGCATTGCTCGTAATTTCCGTCGCAGTACTTGCTCCGGTACTGCTCACGATCTCTGCCATAATCAAACCGGTTAATGCACCGAGATCTGTCAATCAGACCTTCACAAGTGATCCTCTGTTTGTCTCCTGAGAGGAAGAATGGACATATTGCATTCACATCATCGTATGTTGACACCCTTATCCTCCTCTCAGTTTGCCAGTATAGCTTTTTCATACTCAGCCATATCGTAATCTCTTTGTATTATCCCTTTGTTGGCATCAAACTTTTTTCGCTCCAATCCATTTTCCTGCTTACTGTTTTTTTCCCATGTGCTACGAACCGCTGCTTTCCAATCTTTCATTTTATTTCTGCCAACCATCCAACCGTTGGATTTGTAATAATCAACAAAAGTCTGAGGATCAACATTGTTCCCTCGCTCCTGGCAGTAGGCTCTCACCTCTTCAACAGTTGGAGGAATAAATTTTTTCTTAGATACGTTAGTATCTTCTTTTTTATTATTCTTTCCTTCTTTCTTTTCTTCTATTGTTGTCGTTAGAATGTCATTAGAATGTCGCTTGTCTGTCGTTTGACTGTCATTTTGTATGTCACTCTGCTGATACTCACAGTAGTTTTTTACTGTAAATACGGTATATTTGGGATATGTTTTGCATGTCACTTCGCCTGTCGATTTTAGATGCGAAATTGCGGTCCTTACCTCCCGGATTGTCAGGGATGTTTCCTCCGCCAGCTTGGGAAGTGATGACACGAAAGATCCACGGGGAATCACCTTGCCTTCAAATCTTCCGTCTTTCCAGTTTGCCCTGAGAAGCATATGGATAAATAACCGGCAGGTATTTATATTCCCGTACCATTCCCATTCCATGATTTTCCGGTTTAGTTTTATATACTCCACGTATCCCACCTACCCTATTCCGAAATCTTTCAACGACATCTGCCCGGTATTCTCTATCTTAGGTGTCAGGCACCGCCGTATAGCCTTACAGCGCTTGTTACAGCTGCTGGTCCTTGCCATCTCCCGGAAAAGATAAGCTTTGGCTTTCTGCCGGTCCTCATGGCTGCCGTCCGGTCTAAAATACCCATTGTCTATATTAATGATCAGAGTACCGCGAAGCAGAAGAGCCTCTTCCATTGCCTTCCGGTTCTTTCGGTCACTCATTCTCGTATCAGATACCAGTTTTTCTCGGGATATCCGGTTCTTATATCCAAAAGGGATGTAGTTCTCGATCAGTATACTTATCACCTCCCGGGCGGATCACCGTCCGCCCTGACACTAATAATGGCTGTTTGTGAGACACTCCATTACGTTACATGAACGGTTTCTTTCGCCCCGCAGGGCAGGTGTTGCAACCTTATAGGTAAGACCTTCCAAATTCCTGTATAAACTCCTCACGGGTCCCGTAGTGTTTCTCATAGTACCTCTGGCAATCCTGCTTCAACCGCAAATCAAGCCCCTTATTCGGGTTCATATGGACTGATTCTGGTCCCCAGGTATGTAAGGTAGGGTGCAGGGGTACCAGGAATCCTCTTTCCTCGCTGGCTTCCTTTCGGCTGCCATTAAATATGTGATGGATATGGACCACATTCAAATGTGTAATATAACAATGGTTCATATCATCTGTAAGCACGCTCCAGCATTTCTTCATGGCTTCCACGCTTTCATCATGCTTTCCAGTTCCTCCGGAGGAAGTGTTTCAATTCCAAGTTCCTTAGCTTCTGCTACGATTCCGTCAATAAAGTGGCTCATTTCCTTCGTATCGTAATCACTGGATCCCTTAATCATGGCGTAGGCATTGAATGTGCCGTTGGTCTTAATCATCATCCAATGACCGGTTATCCGGCTCATATCTACACATGCCTTCACCGTAACGGTAATAGGAACACCATCTACCTCCTCCAGCACACCGTAATCTTTCAGCATCTTCTCGTAGATCTCTTCTTTCGTGGTCGGGTACTCCTGCGCATCTGCGATCTTGGTCATGAGCACCCACGCATATGCATTTGCATCCAGAGATCTCTTCTTGCGCCACTTCTTCGCAGTGATCACCAGCTTGTCCAGATCTTTAATACTGTCATACTGGCGGGACACTTCATCGATAGAGTCAGCCTGGAATGCAATATTATATTTTCCCGTAGCAAAATCCATTGTGATTCCAGCCACTTTACCGGTAAATTCCATCAAGGAGCCTCCTTAGTGGGCATGTTCTTAGCCTTCTGCAGGAAGTCTTTGATCTGCAGGTCTGACAGTTCATGCACATTCTCAACTTTATATGTCTTGCAAATAGAAACAGCCGAATAGCCTATCCTTTTTAGCTCCGCCTCTACCGGTGCCAGCCTTTTCTGGTCAGCTTCCGTTTTATCCGGTTGCTGCGCAGGATCCGTATACTTGGTCTTGTCCGCCTCCCAGTACACATCCGCCCCGATACCCAGTTGCTTACAGGCTACGGAGATTGCATCGGTGGTAGCCATCTTATAGCATTCATCCGACACATAGGCACCGCCCTTCTGCTGCTCCACGAACATTGCACCGCCAACGCCGGAGATAGGTTTCGACCACTCATCGCCAACCTTGATGTACAGCTGGATATTCACAAACGCGGCCACTTCTGAACCGGACGGTTCCAACCACTGTCTGGCGACCTCGTAATACCATCCTATTCCGCAGGGTCCAAACTGCTCTGTAAGTGCCTTGATCCGCCACATCGGATTGATTTCCGTCTTGCCTTTCAGTCTTCCGCCGGTGATAGGGCGCTGCGCTTCTTTGGGCACCTTCTTCACCGCATTATAGATTTTCAGATTATCTTCCATCAGATCAGCTCCCAGTCAATGCCAACGCTTGTCAGATACATCTCCAGTTTCTCTTTCGCTTCTGCTGTCAAAGCAAAACGATACTCATACAGGTTACTTTCTCCTTCCAGATCCTGCGGGATCATAGCATCGATTACTTCCTGCGCAGCCTCTTCTTTTGCCAGTTCTACCGCAGCCTGTTTCTCCGCTTCTGCCGCCGCAAGTGCCTCCTGCTTTTCTCTTTCTGCTCTTTCAAGAGATTCTCGTTCCCGCCGCTCTGCTTCCAGCTTTGCACGCTCCTCCCGGCGGATGCGTTCCTCTTCTTCCCGGCGGATGCGTTCCTGCTCTCTCGCAATGATCTCTTTCTGCTGCTGTTCATACTGGTTGATGTAAAGGATCGTCTTCGTCAGGTCAAAAGATGCCAGGAACATTGCAATAGCTTTCTCCTCTACGTCAGAGTGCATCTGACGGATGGCGTCCAGTCCCTGCTTTACACTTTCCTTGCGATCCATCATCTCTCTGCGAATCTGTGTAGGATTTATCGTCGCATTCTCCCATTTGCTGTTATAGATCTTATTCAGCGGCAGTTCTTCCTGCATGTCGCCCATGCATTCCAAATATAATTCCTTGATCTGTTCCTTTTTCTCCTCAATGCGGTGCTGTTCAAAGGCCGTCACCTGATCATTGATAAAATTGATGGGCTGATCATACATATCTGCCAGTACCTTTGCCCTGGCAGCAAATTCTTCCAGTGGCTTCATGTATTCATTACGTACCTCTTTCACACGGTCCGTAAAGGCTTTCTTTTCCTTCCGGAGACTGGCCACAGTTGCCTTTGCTTCTTTCTTACTATCTTCGGTAAATACCACATTGCGATATTCTTCCAGCCTTTCATTCAGATAAGCTTTTGCAGCATTAAAATCACAGCTGATCTCTCCTGCCTGCTGCTGTACCTGTACTTCGTAACTCTCCATCATTTCTTTCCTCCATTTCATATGCTTCGTGTTGTCTCTTATAAAGGTTCTCCCGGTGGAGTCCAAGTTCCACCAGTTCCTGTTCCATCGCATCACCCATGTACCATCACCATCTGACCATCAGATTGTTCCGTATATCTTGCCCGGATCAGCTGATTGAGTTCCTTCCTCTTCTGCAAGCTCCGGACTTCCATCCGCCGGAGATCTTCCTGCCGGCAGTCATAGCAGACACCGTTTACCAGTTCCCCGGCATCACACATCCCGCCGCAGCCATAACATCTATACTGATACATTGTCTCTTCCTTTCTTCTCATCCATAAGCATATCAATTGTGGCACCGGCAATTCTAATTGCCATGTCTTCCGGTTCTTCACCTAACGACTTAGCTGCTGCCTTAGAAACAGCCTTCAATATCGCACCTGCTCCAGCTATAAGTTCTAATAACTCTCCTTCAGCCTTAATTGTGCCAATGTGGTTCTCCTTGTCACCTTCATACATCAGTATTGTTTTTTTCATTGCATTTTTCCTTTCCGTGCCGTATAATAGACACAAATAGCATTAACAGTGTTGTTTTTAGGATCCCTTGCTTTGGTCGGTGCGGGATCCTATTTTATTTGTCCATCTTCTTTTATGGACTGACGTGCACATATAAATCCGATTACTGCACATGCCAGTGCTGATATGTACATGCCTGCTTCAAAAAATCCGGCAGGCAGAATAAACAGCATTATGAATGCCACTGCTCCGAGCAGATTCGGCAGGTTAAATATCTTTCTCAAGTTCTCACCCCCTTCTGAAGTAAATGCTTGTCCGCACCCTCTACGTGATGCCCAGTTACCACACTGGACACCACACTAAAAAGGCTAATAAGAAGGTAGGTGGTGCTGTCAGAAACACCACGTACAGGGCACGGCACGAAATCTTTAGTCAAATTTCATCTGCATTAGCTTTGCCATCATTTCCTCCGGCAGATCTCCGCCGGCCAGTTCTCCCACCGGAGCATCTAGGATCTCTGCCAGATCCCACAGATCCCTCAGCTGCATAGATCCGGGATCCTTTATGCGGTTTTGAATCGTCCTTGCCTGCACATTCTGCTTTGCCGCAATCTTATCGTCCGTGATCCGGCGCAGTGACATGTACCGTCTGATGCCTGCCTGCGCCCTGGCTTCATATTTCATTCTCACAGATTCTGTTTTCAAGAAATTGGATTTCGGCATCCTTTTCACTTCCTCTCCAGTTCGAATATTGCCCACCTTATTGCTGCCTTGGTGTCCGCATCTACGTCGTCACGCTCCAAAAGAGCATATAATCTGTCAATTTTCTCCATTTCTGCTGTCTCCTTCCTTTTTCTGTTCCTGCTGTCTACTCTCCTTTATTATTGCTGTCTTTGCATTAGCGTTTATTTTCTTCTCCACTTATGGTATGATTTTGAAAAAACAAAGGAGAATCATTATGATTTACCTAAGCAAACCCCAAAAAAGATTCTTAACCAAATTATTAAAGGCCGGTTCCATTAACTGCTCTGCTATGTCCGAAGATACATTACAAATTGCAAAATATCTCGAAAGCCTTGGCCTTTTAACTGCCACTCGTGAAAGTTCTTCGTTTTATGACCCACACAAATGTGAAACCAAAACCTTTTATGGCGCTTACCTATCTGTCGAAATATCAGAAAAAGGTAAATCTTATTTTGCCGAAATACATTCAGAACGTATGCGTTTTCTTATCCCGGTAGCAATATCCATTTGTGCTCTTGTCATAAGCATACTGTCACTATTAGCAACACTACCGATATGCCCATTACTACCAAACTGAAAATTGCAGGAAAATATGGGTACCGATATTCAAACGGAATGGGATCATGATACTTTTTTAAGCACTTATGAATCTTTCTCATCTCTTTTCCAGGGCCCGCAATCTGCATTGCTTCCCATAGTTCCCATTGTGTCATTTCTTCATAAGGTTTCATTTTCTCACTCCTGCTGCCTCCTTCCCTACTGCTGATCTGTTGCAAAAAGGTAATCAAATTTGCATTTGAATAATTTGCAAAGTGCTTTAATTTCAAATGTTGTAAATTTCCCAGATTTTTTCTTATTTTCATAAGACACTCTAGAAATTCCCAATTTTTCACCCATATCTGCGTTGGTCAAACCATTTCGTGCTTGTTCAGCTTCAAGATTTCTAAACAATTTCTCGTCTCCTTTCTTGCTTGTTTGCAATCTGCAAACTGTAATTATAATATAATTGCTGTTAGCAAACTTGTCAATACTTTTCTTTGCTTTTTGCAAACTTTTTTATTGACATGTTTGCAGCTACTAAATATAATGGTTTATATAAAGGAGGTTCCATTATGGGTGACAACTTTAATGAAAATTTACGAAATGCAAGAATGAGAAGGGGATACTCCCAAAAAGAAGTTGCTGAAAATATAGGAGTAGCAAAATCAACTTACTCATTATATGAAAGTGGAAATAGGGAGCCTAGTGTTCAGACAATAAAGAAACTAGCCGATCTCTTGTCTGTATCGGCTGATGATTTACTTGGAATTGAAGACGAACCTCATACACTTGCTGCTCACTTTGATGGTTCCGAATTTACAGAAGATGAGCTTGACGAGATCCGTCAATTTGCAGAATTTGTCAAAAACAAAAGGAAATAAAGTCCTTTAAATAGGACTTATGGTTTGCTATTGTGAAGAAGGGTGATATATTTGACTACTTATGAAAGACTTGCATCCTCTCCGGATGCGGAAGGAGTTACTATTTACGATCGCAAATTTCGCAGTCCTAGAATAAAAGGGTTATACTGTGATGGAAATATTGCTGTCAGCGACAGTTTGAATACCGACGCCGAAAAAGCGTGTGTTCTTTCTGAAGAACTGGGACATTATCACACGACCGAAGGCATTATACTGGAGCTGTCCGACACTACCAACCGCAAGCAGGAACTACACGCACGGCTCTGGGGATATAATAAGCTGATCGGATTGCATGGTATTATCTCCTGCTACAAAGAGGGATGCCAAACAGCATATGATATGGCGGAACACTTGGGTGTAACTGAGGAATTTCTACTGGATGCACTCCGGTGCTACCGAAGTAAGTATGGCGTATGTGCCAAAATTGATAATTATGTTATCTATTTTGAACCTGGCTTATCTGTACTGGAATTAATATAATAAAGGGGATTTTATAATGAGTACTGTAGGAGAAATTACAATCACAGGCATACAGCGAGAATATAATTTAGGATTTTACTATGCTAAAAATATAATTGAACATCTTGTTGAAATCGGCTACATAAAGCAAAAAAATGAAACTATTTATTCAATCATTGCTACGCAAGAGCAAATAGATTCTTATATAAAAGAGCATATGACAGAGTTACGCCCAAAGGAATATAATGAATTTAATTTAAAAGATAACGGGGACCGTACTATAAAGCGTAAATTTTCTGACAAAATGGATTCTATTTCTAACAAAATAAACTCAATGATAAAAATGGGGCCACACTTTTTAAGACGTTTTATTATTTCAATCCCCTGTTTATCTATAATTATTATATTTTCATTTCTTTTTGCGATTGATACGTCCATGTTAGGACGTCATCCTTACATATGGGAACTACTAATACTGGATATATACTTTTATACTGTATATATTTTACCCATAAATATTGTTTTTAGAATTTTGCATGCAAAACAATTACGAATGAAATTCATAGATTATATGTGTCTCCCTATAAACTGGTACTTCAAGAGAATAGAATCCGCAAATAAAATTCAACGGATTCTGCATCCAGATAAGCGTATTATACTATTAAGCAATTACGATTACACTATAAAAGAATTAAAGACTATTCTTGAGCAAAAAACACAGTTAGCTTCTCATTATGCGCAAATAGCAAATAAGTCTTATAATGAAAATGAATTTCATACTGCACTAAATAGTTGTATTGATACTTTACAATGGATGACCCAATTTGAAGAATATGGTGTATTTCTGCCTGACAGCACACCGTCTGCTGATTTGAGAGCAATCCGAGACGAAATGCCTTATTATGAGGAAAAGCTAAAGAATCGTATAGCAGAAAAACAGAAAATATACAAAACTTTATCTCAGTTAGATACTGTGGATAAAATGGATGGTCATTCATTTGAGTACTACTGTGCCGACTTGTTAAAGAAAAATGGTTTTGTAAATGTTGAGGTTACGAAGGGCAGTGGGGATCACGGAGTAGATGTTTTAGCGGACAAAGACGGCAACTCCTACGCTATACAATGCAAATGTTATACGTCAAACATAGGAAACGCTGCTGTGCAACAAGCATATACCGGTAAGGATCTTTATAAAAGGGATATCGCTGTGGTTCTCACTAATCATTATTTTACGTCCCAGGCAAAGGCAGAAGCCGAACGTCTCCGCGTAAAGTTATGGGACAGAGACAAATTGCAAGCACTTATCAATAATATAATTGAATAGAATAAAAAAACAGCCCCAGTGTTGGCGCACCGGAGCTGATAGGAACCGCATCGGGAAGCCCGATACAATAGCCCTACACAAGCTGATTGTATCATCTTCCCGGTGAAATTACAACCCACCGGGCATTTTTATGCCCATTTTTAGGAGGATGATACTATGGCAAAAGCCCGTAAGCTTCCCAGTGGAAACTGGAATTGTAAAGCCTACAGTCACTCGGAGCCACTTTATAATCTGGACGGATCCCCTGCTATGCTGCCAGATGGTACGCAGGACACGCATCGGATCTATGAGTCTTTTACTGCTCCAACAAGAAAAGAAGCTGAATTTCTCGCTGCAGAGTTCCAACTAAATAAGAAAAAAATATTAAAGAAAAAAGTAAGTAATCTGAATCTGTCCCTCACCGAATCTATCGATAAATATGTTGAGCGGTGCATTCGGTTAAACAGATCGCCGGCAACAATAAAAGACTATCGTTGTATCCAGCAAAATGGATTTCAAGATCTTATGCAAATCCCATTGAAAGACATGGATAAAGATCTGCTCCAGGAAGCCATAGATATGGAAGCGCAGAGACCCTGCAAGCGTAAAAAGAATGTAACATTATCCACAAAGCGCCTACATAATGAATGGGGACTTATTACCGCCGTGCTTAACAAATACGGAAATGATGATTTGCAGCATATTCTAAAAGAACTCGAACTTCCAAACGTTCAAAATAGGGTTCCTGAGTTAATCCCTGCGGAAAAATTACTTCCTGCCATCAAGGGAAATGATATCGAGCTGGCTGTCTTGTTGGCTGCCTGGCTTAGTTTTTCGATGTCCGAGATTCGTGGCTTGACGAAATCAAAATCAATCAATGGAGATCACATTCGAATCGCGGAAGTCGTCATCGTTGTGGATAATCAGGATATACGCAAAGATATTGCAAAAAACGAATATCGAAACCGCACGCACCGGATCCCGCCCTATATAAAGGATCTGATAGATAAAGTCCCCTGTGATACGTTGGTTCCATTCACAGAAGCCCAGCTCTACCATAAATGGATAAAGTTCCTAAATGAGCACCGCTTTCATCACATGACATTTCATGATCTCCGGCATGTAAATGCATCCGTTATGGCATTGCTCCAAATTCCTACTAAATACGCACAGGAGCGTGGCGGTTGGAAAACAGAAGCTACGATGAAAAGAGTATACACACAGACATTTCCGCAGGCTCGTATCGAAGTAGATGACACTGTAGACAATTTCTTTGACAATATTGTCAATGCTGCTTCTAATATGCCCTGGAAAAAATATAGAGCATGGCTCATTCTTTTTGATAAGGAAGACAGCATAAAAAACCAAGAAGAGTTCTTAAAATTTGCGGAAGATAATAAGATCCCGGTCTGAGTATTCCGTGTTGCATTTCATGTTGCATCATGTTGCAAAACATGTGTGAAAAGCGTATTTTTATTGCATAATATGTATTTCAAGTGTAACAGCAACCCCAGTGTTTATCAGTGTTTGCCATATTTTCGACTTTTAGCAAAAAATTATTTTACGGGTTCGAATCCCGCCACTCCGATTCATTAAAAAGTCCTTGATTTTCAAGGACTTTTTTGTGTTGCATTTCATGTTGCAATCCGATATTCACTTTTT